ACAGCGCGCGGGCCTCCGAGTTCGAATACTTAAACCCATACTGGGTGGCCGCGTCCCGCAACCAGTCTTCGAACTGTCGGATCGTTTCCGGCTTGGTCTTGGTCTTCAGTTCCTCCCCGGTAATCTCTTTGTAGACATTCTCCACATGTTTCAGCAGCAAGGAACGCTCGTCGCTGTCGGGCATCTCACTCAACAGCGCCCAGGCGTTCCGCAACTCCACCGCCGCGTGCGCGTTCCTGACGGATTTAACGCTCGTGATGCGCGCCATTTCATTGGCGGGGCTGCATACCGGATCGACCGAGTACAGATCGATGGCGGTCAGCGTGCGGCGCGGCTCACCCGCCTTGGTACCGTACGTGGCCCCGCCCTCGCGCGTGGCGAAGGCGATGGACAGGCTAGTCATGACATCCTCTTTCATGAGGTCATGCACGCGCTTCACATCCGGGTGATCCAACGCGATCAGCCTGCCGCTCATCTTCAGGCCTTTGTCGTCCACTTCCGCGCTCGTCCACTTGCCGATCGGCAGCGGATCGCCACCAAATTCAAAAGCGGAATGTTCCGCGTACATGAATGGCATGGTGCCCTTGGATTTGTGTTCCTCCAGCGTCGCGTCGAACGCGTTCGGCGTGATCAGGTCGCCATGCAGATCAAGCACGCCAAAGACCGTGGCGTAACCGACAATCTCCCCGGTCGCCGGGTCACCTTTGAATTTCAGTTCGGCGTGCGCCGCGTAGCGTTCGCGCTGGAACATATCGGTCCCCTATGCGCCCGCCGGGGGCGCGGCTGATTGATCCGCGACCGGATCGGGTGGAGGAAGTGCCTGGGCCTGGGCCTGGTTTTCCATCTGCTTTTCCAGATCCTTCGCGCGCACGCGCCCGCCGTTCACGATGAGATCGTCGCCGCCTTCAAGCGGGCCATCGTTGTTCTTCGCGCGCATCTCGTTCGCCGTGTTGATGCCGCTGTCCACCATGATCTTCATCACGTTGGCGCGCTTCTCGCTGTCGGTACGCAGCAGACCCTCGACGTTGAATTCGCAATAATAGGCGATGCGTTGCGCTGGCGTCATGATGGCGCGGGTGATCTCCTGTTCGATGGAGCGCAGGATCGGCCGCAGACCGTAGGTCAGGAACCACAAATTCATTTGTTCCAGACCGGTACCCCAGGCGGTGGTTTTCTCCATGTGGCCAACCATGACCGGCGCGACACCATACCATCTGCATATCTGTTCGACCGACCACGCGCGCGTCGCCAGTAGCTGCGCGTCTTCCGGCTTCATGGTGATCTGATCGAGGCCCCAGCCACCCTCGATCAGCGGGATCTTGCCGCTGTTGATCGAGCCGGTAAACCGCTCCATCCATTCGTTGCCGAACCGTTCTCTCTGCGTATCGGACAGGAAGACGGGAGCCTTCAGTACCATCGATGGACGCATGCCGTTGCGGAAGAAGCTTCCGGCGCTCTTCTCGGCGGCGACCGCGATCCCCAGCGTCTCTCTCGCCTGACTGATCGGCGACATGCCGACGCGGCCATCGAGCGAGAAACCGCGAACGTGGAATATCTGCTTCTCCGTGAAGTCCTCGCGCCGCTGCCCGTCCGCGTAGGCGTAGCGCAGCGAACCGTCCTTCTCGATGTGAATGGAAACCTTGTTGGGCAACAGCGGCGTGAGCGAAATGACCGAGCCGTCGCGGCGCCGGTCGATGTAGGCGTAGCTATTGCCCCAGAGAAGCAGGCACGCCGTGGTGGCCGTCCAGAAGGTCGCCGCCGACATGTCCGCGTTCGGCTGGTCGTGCAATAAGGTGTAGAGGGGAATGCCCCTGACCTGTTCGCCCCGGCCGTCAGGGAGCTTCTGGAAGGTCTGCATGGGCAGGGTGCTGATGGTCGATGAGATCAACCGCACGCACGCCCAGACCGTGTCGATGTTCAGCGCCGCCTCGACGCCGACCGTCTCGCCCGCGTAGCTGGGGCCGCCGCCGTAATACTGATAAAGCCGCGGGTCGGTCAGGCCGATTCCGCTGGCGATGGTGGTGACGGCTTTGAGTTTGAGGCGACTCCAGAGCGACATGCGGTCACCTCATTTCATTCACATGACAGGACGAGTCAGGAACCCTTCCAGGCCGGCGTTGTCGTCTTTCATGCTTTCGCCAATCGACATGATCAAACTCATGACCCCGTCTATCCGCCCGGTACTGAGCTTCTTCGTCGGCATGTAGTTCTCGTTCACGTCGGTGCGGACACGCAGGTTGAGGGCCATCCAGCGCAGCACCGGGTTGCCGCCATGATCGATGCGGTTGGACAACAGCCACGCCAGCAATTCCTTGGTTGGCGCGGTATAGCTTCTGATGCCCTGGATGAATTCATGCACGTTCAGGCCGGCGTTTTGCAGCCCGACGGCGATCTGCGCCGCGTTCCATGGATCGTAGGCGATCGAGGCGATGTCGTAGAGCCGCGTGTCTTCCTCGATGTAGCGCTGGATCTCGTTGTGATCGATGATGTTGCCTTCCGTCGGCTCGATCAGCCCATCGGATATCCAGCGGCGATACTGGACCTGATCGCGATCGGCCTTTTGCTTGACCGTGTCGTTCGGCATCCAGAAATTGCAGACCACCTGCCAGCGCCCGCCCAGGTCCATGGGCGGGAACAGCTTCACATAGGCCGCGAGGTCGGTCTTGGTCGCCAGATCGAGACCGGCGAAGCAGCGTCTTCCACGCAGCGTGTCCGGATCGAAGGGACCGAGCGAATTGGCGTCCCAGAGCGGCCCGCTGATCAACTGGGTGGCCGACGCCGTGCGCATGTTCAGCCGCAGCCGCTTGAATTCCATCTGTTTGGCCGGATTGTGCTTCGCGGCCCGCGCCTGGCGGTGCATATCGTCCGGTTTGACCGAGATTCCCCAGTTCGGGTTCGCTTTGATCCATGCTTTGGGGTCGTCCCACTGGTCTTCCGGGTCCAAAGTCGCGATGTAGACAAACCATTCGTCGTCGGAAAAGGCCTTTTGAACGACATTTCGCGCGTAAGTATGTTCCTGAGAATAGACGCTCTCGGGACTGTCGTCCCCGGCGGTCGTTATGATCCACATCAGAGGTTGCCGTCTGGACCCCATCGCGGTGTCCAACACGTCCAAAACGGCCCGATTCCGGTGCTTGTGAAGCTCATCGATGATCATCGCGTGCGGGTTGAGGCCGTCCATGGTGCGATCGTCGGCCGATAACGGCTGAAAGCTGGACATGGTGTCGTCCACCGCCAGGGAGAGCCGGTACACCGAGATGATTTTCTGTAGATCCTCCGAATGCAGCACCGTCCGGCGCGCTTCATCGAATACGATGCGGGCCTGGTCTTTCTTTGTCGCCGCGGAGTATACATCAGCGCCCGGTTCACCATCGGCGACCAAACACTTGAGGGCGATGACCGATGCACTTGTTGATTTACCGTTTTTTCTTGCGACTTCTTCGTATATTACTCGGAATCGTCGCAATCCGTCCTTTCGGAGCCATCCGAACGCTGATCCATGGACGAATTGCTGCCAGGGTTGCAGTTCAATGCGCTGGCCGGCCCATTCGCCCTTGGAATGGCGGCAAAAGTGGGAAAACTCGATCGCGGCCAGGGCGATATCGGGTCGCCAGACATAGCCGGTCTTCTTTTGGTTCTCGATATCGCGGAAATGCCGCTCGCAGGCCAGTTTCACGAGGTTTCCGGTGACGATTTTACCGTTGATCACGTCCCAGGCATACGCTGAAACAGGATCGACGGCCGGTTTCGGGCGTTTCACTTCATCAATCGCGCCCGAACCGCGCAATCCTTCGCTTCCAGAAGCTTGCGTAAACAGGCCGTTCGCTCTTGGTTTCGCGGCAGTTCCCTGACCATGTCATCCGCCAGAGCGGCGAATTCCTGGCTGATCACCGCCAGATGATCCGGCAGATGCAGGTAATCGAAGAATTGCAGCAATGGTTCCGTCACCGTGTCGGTCGCCATGACGTCAGGCGGCCGGCTGCGGCGCGTCGGTGGGCAGTGGCGGGGGCGGCGGGTCTTTTTCCTCGCCTTCGTCTTCGTCTTTGTCGGGTTTTGGATGGTCTGACATGGTATTTCTCCTCAATTCACCGTTTTTGGGGGCGTTCGCGAGGTCTCGGCACCTCCGCGAACAGTGACGCGAAA